GGAGATGGCTGGCGGCGACTGCTGGGCAGCCGTGGGGGACTAGGCATGCGCGCCGGCCGCTTAGACAGGAAAATCACCATCCAGCGCAAGACGACCACGGTCGAGGAGTCCGGGCAGGCGACGGAGACATGGGCGGACCTCGCAGCCAACCGGTGGGCGGCGGTGCTGCCGCTCGCCGGCGACGAGCGGTTCGCCGTGCCTGAGATCGGCGCCAATCAGCAAGCCGAGTTCCAGGTGCGCTGGTCGAGCAGCATCGCGGGTCTGACCCCGAAGGACCGAATCATCTACCCGATCCCGGATGACACATCGCCGGCCACACCGATCCCCGATACCAGCGTCTATGACGTGGCGGCCGTGCATGAGATCGGCCGGCGCGAAGGCTTGCGCATCATCGCCATAAGGCGCACCGATACATGACGGCAGACCTGAGGCCCGCGCTCCGGGCCTACCTGCTTGCCGACGCCACGGTGTCGGCAGCCGTGGGCGGCTCGCGCATCCATCCGACGATCCTGCCGCAGGGCACCAATGGCGCGGCGGTGCCGGCGGTGGTCTGGAACGTGATCAGCGAGGCCACGGACCACCATATGCAGGGCGCCTCCGGCCTGGTCATGGTCCGCATGCAGGTTGACGCCTACGCAGCGACACCGGACGAGGCCGACGCGCTGGCCCGCGCGATCAAGGACCGGATCGACGGCGCTAGCGGCGCATGGGCCTACGGCAGCGACAGCCCGCAGGACAGCGTGACCGTGCAAGGCGCGTTCGCGGATACCGCGCGCACCGACTACCAGCCAGACGCCAAGCTCTACAGGTCGAGCAGGGACTATCTCATTTGGTTTGAGGAGCGATGACGATGGGTAAGACGATTGCACTGCTTGTGCTGGCCGCGGCGGTGGCGGCGTGCGGCGATGATACCGAGGCGCAGCTCGCGCGCTGCAAGACCGATGTGCTCGCTACCTTCGACGGGATGCTCGCGGTTGAGCGCGCCAAGCCTGACGCCAAGCCGTTCGCCATCAAGTTCATGGAGGGCTTCGGCCGCGGCATCATCGTGTCGCAGCTGTCATGGATGAGCGGCCCGGCAGGTCTCGCGAAGTGCCGCGAGGTGCTCGCGAAGAACCGGGTAGTCAATGCCCCGTAACATCGTCACGGTGAAGGTCGAGGGGCTCCGCGAAAGCGGGGAGGCTATTGCCGACCTGATGGAGAACCTGGGCGTATCCAGGGCCACTGCCAAGAACACCATCAAGCGCGCGCTGCTGTTCGCGGTGCAGCCTGTTGAGGCGTCTGCAGAGGGAATGGTCAAGGTCCGCACCGGCCATCTGCAGGCGTCGATCACAAGCGGCGCGAAGCTCTCAAGGCGGCAGAAGACCAGGCGGCAGAAGATGGCGCCCGTGGAGGTGTTCGTCGGCGCCGGGCCTCTGCCGCAGGCGCACATGCAGGAGTTCGGAACGGCTCACAGCGCGCCTCACCCGTTCCTGCGTCCGGCCGTTGACCGGAACCTTGATGCGGTGCGCACGAGGTTCAGCGACCAGCTGAAGATCGAGGTGCAGAAGACGGCGGATCGAGCCCGCCGGAAGATTGAACGTCTCAGGCAGAAAGCATGAAAGGACCAAAGCTGTGACCACTCAAGCACGGATCGGCTTCGGCGCGGTCTTCAAGATCCAGGACGACGACGCCAGCCCTGTCGCCTACGTGACCGTCGGCGAGGTGACCAATATCTCGCTGCCGGCGCTGTCGCGCGACGCGGTGGACGCAACGCATACCGAGAGCACCGGAGGCTGGAGGGAGTTCATCCCCGGCCTCAAGGACGCCGGCGAGGTGTCCATCGAGATGAATTTCGTGCACCAGAGCGCCAGCGACACGCTGATCCGCGCGCAGTTCGCCAAGGATACCCTGACGGCCTGCAAGATCCTGTTCGACACCTCGCCCGAGGACGGCGTGTCGTTCAACGCCGTCGTGACCGGCTACGAGGTGGCGGTGCCGATCGACGACAAGGTGGCGGCCACCCTGACCCTCAAGGTCTCCGGATCGGTGACCATCATCTGAGGTGACGCCCATGGCCAATATCAACAAGGGCGAGGTCGAGTTTACGAGCGGGAAAAAGGTTTACACGCTCAGCTTCTCGACCAACGCCATGTGCGACCTTGAGGACCGCCTCGGCAAGTCCATCGTTGAAATCGGCGGGCTCATGTCCGACACGAGCAACGTCCGGATCACGCTCATGCGGACCATCTTCTGGGCAGGGCTCCGCGACCACCACGAGGCCATGACGGAGGTTGAGGCCGGGCGGCTCATGGACGCCGTCGGGCTCATCGAGGCGAGCCAGATGATCGCCAAGGCGTTCGCAGCGGCTTTCCCGGAGGCGCCGGCCAACGGCCCTTTGCCCGAGCCGGCGCCTCGCTCCAAATCGACTGGCAAGGCGCACTAGGGCAGTGGTGCCAGCTCGGGCTCGACCCCGAGCAGTTCTGGAGGATCACGCTCAGAACCTTCAACACGGTAGTCAGGGCGCAACAGCGGCGCCTGATCGATCAGCACAACAACATGGCCTGGTTGGCACTGCAGAGCGCTGAGTTGCAGCGTCAGAAGCGCCTGCCCAAGCTCAATCGGCTGCTGGTCAAGTACCCGCGCGAGCGGCCACAGACGCGAGAGGAAATGCGTCACGTGGTGCAGATGATGGTCAACACCTTCAGGGACCGATAGGTCATGGCCGGCGCAGTGATCGGCGCCCTGCGTTTCGACGTGGGCGCCGATACCTCCCAATTCGAACTGTCGATGAAGAGCGTCGAGCAGTCCCTGTCGCGCGTCGCGACCAAGGGCGCTGCGTTCGGCGTCGTGCTCGGCAACGCCATCACCAGCGCGTTCAGCGCCCTGGCGGAGAGTTTCAAGCACGCGATCGAGGCGGCAGACAGGCTCGACGAGCTGGCGCAGAAGACCGGCGTCTCAGTCGAGAAGCTGTCATCGCTCAGGCTTGCTGCGGAGACCAATAGCGTATCGCTGGAGGACCTGAGCAACAGTCTCGCCAAGCTCGGCCGGAACATGGCTGAGAGCGTGAGCGACCCGACCACGACCGCCGCGCGCACGTTCACCGCGATGGGCATCTCTGCGGCCGATGCCTCCGGCAAGCTGCGACCCGTGTCTGACGTTCTGGGCGACATCGCTCAGAAGTTCGCCACCTATCAGGACGGCGCCGGCAAGGCCGCGCTGGCCATGAACCTGTTTGGCAAGACAGGCGCAGAGCTGATCCCCATCCTCAACATGGGCAGAAGCGGCCTCGCCGATGTCGAGGCAGAGGCTCGCCGGCTTGGTATCACCATCGACTCTGACACCGCGAAGAAAGCCGCGGCGTTCAGCGACACGATGAAAAAGATCAGCCTGGTCTGGGAAGGCATGATTGCGCAGGTTGCAGCCAGGCTGCTGCCGGCCATGCAGCAGGTGGCAGAGGCGTTCGTAACGCTGAACACAAACGGTCAGCTGGTTACGTACGGCTTCGCCGGCCTGGACGTGATGTGGAAGAACATCATCAGCACGGGCCTTCTGTTCAAGGCGGTGATCGACGCCATCAACTCTCAGCTGGGCGTGCTGTTCGCCACGATGGCGAAGATCGTCTCCGGCGACATGTCCGGCGCTTGGCAGAACCTCAAGACGGCTCCCGACGCGTTCGCAGAATCGGTCAGGAAATCCAAGGATGCCATCGTTGAACTGTGGATGGCTACACAGCAGTGGCAGACCACTGTGACCGCAGCCGGCGCCGCGGCCGGTCAGGCAATGGCGCCCACCGTTGCGAGCGCCAAGTCTTTGGCCGATGCCCAGAAGGCGGCGAATGACCTGATAAGGGCGAGCATTGATGAAGTCGTGAATTCGCCAACGGAGACGATAGTAGCGAAGCTGGATGCGATCAGCGCGGGGCTTCAGTCTGGAGCGCTCAACTGGAAAACTTACGGCCAGATGGTCCGCAAGGTTGAGGAAGAAAACCGCAACAACATCAGCAGCACGGCCAGTCTGATGGCCTCGACGCTGACGACGGTGTTCAGCAAGAGCAAGGCTGCCGCCATCGCTGCTGCCATCATCAACACGGCCGTCGGCATCACCAAGGCATTGAGCACGCTGCCGCCGCCATTGAGCTGGGCGCAGGCGGCCCTGATCGCGGCGAGCGGCGCTGCGCAGATTGCGACGATCAGCAGAACGAATGCCAGCGGCGGAAGTGGTGGCGCTCCTAGCGTTTCTGGCTCCGGCGGGAGCGGAGCCGACACGTCGGCCGCGGCCATGCCTCAGCAGCTCATGGTGCAGGGCATATCGCCCGGTCAGATGTTCAGCGGCGAAGTCGTGCGAGACTTCGCGCAGAAGCTTATCGACTTCCAGAAGGACGGCGGCGTGGTGGTCCTGCAATGATCGTTATCAGCCAAGCGCTATCGCTTTCGCCAACAAGCGAGTCATTGGCCACGCCAATATTCGGGTGGGGCAACATCGTCACTGCCAGCACCATCGCTGCGACGAGCGAGGACGCGGACCATCCCGCGACCAACCTTGCCAACCCGAGCACGGCGTTGCGATGGGTGGCTGAGGAGGAAGGATCGCCGCTGGGGCCTCCGGCCGCTGACCAATATCTGACGGTGACGATCAGCCAGGTTGACGACGTGGATTATCTCGCCGTGGCCGTCCACAACTTCGGCACCGGACAGAACACCGTCAGCGTCGAGGGCAGCACGGGCGGAAGCCCGGAATGGTTCGAGCTGGTAGAGGAGTCGATCCCTGCGAACGACGACCCCATCATCTTCAGGTTCACGCCGCAGAGCCTGACGGGACTCCGCCTTCGCATTCAGCCCAGCCAGGCGACGACGCCCACCACGCCTTACGCTGCGGTGCTCTACGTCGGCAAGCTGCTCGTGCTGGAGCGCGGCACCAGCGGCGACCACATCCCCATCAACCTGGGACGCACGTCCAATGTGATGACGGGCAAGAGCGCCACGGGCAACTTCCTCGGCCGCGTCGTGCTCAGCGAGGCGCGGTCGACATCGTTCGCGCTGAAGATGCTGCGCGAGACCTGGTATCGGGCGAACATGGACGCGTTCGTCAGGGCCAGCAAAGAGGCGCCGTTTTTCTTCGCGTGGAAGCCTCAGCAGCTGCCGAACGACGTGGGCTATTGCGCCATGACGAACGACCCGCAGCCTACGCGCCACTTCGACACGGGCACGATTGCCATATCGCTGCAGATGGGCGGGGTTGCGGTCTAGGCCATGGCAAAGCTCGTCCAATTCGTCGAGATCGACACGCCAGCTTTCCCGATCAGCTCGCCGATGGGCGATGACGTGACCTGGCGCTTCGCCATGCCGACAGAGTACCTGCCGGCCGAATTCGACGCGATCCCATCTATCGCCAACATCTCCTACAGCGCCGCCACCGTCAGCCTCGGCGAGGACCTTGGGCAGCGCGCCAGTCTGACCATCACATTTCGCGACCATAAGCACGTCTTGGACGGCGAGGCCTTCGACAGCGGCAGCTTCTGGGGCAAGTTCCGCGCGCGCTACGGCCAGAAGCTGCGCGGCCGCGCTGTGCGGCTGATCCGCGGCTTCCTCGGTCAGCAGCTGGAGGACATGGAAACCCGGCACTTCTTCGTCGAGAGCACCGACGGCCCGACGCCGGACGGCACCTACACCATCGTCGCCAAGGACCTGCTGAAGTTCGCCGACGACGAGCGCGCGCAGGCTCCGCGCCTGTCCAACGGCAAGCTGGCCGGCTCGATCAACAATTCGGTCGGGTCGGCCACGCTGTCGCCCACGGGCATCGGCGACCTGGAGTATCCGGCGAGCGGCTACGTCTGCTTCGGCGGCAAGGAGATCGTCGCCTTCACGCGCTCCAGCGATACCCTGACGATCACGCGCGCGCAGCTCGGGACCGTAGCAATCGCCCATGACGCCGGCGACAGGGCGCAGCTGGTCCTTTGGTACGACGGCGATGATCCGGCCGACATCATCTCCGACCTGTTCCAGACCTACGCCGGCATGCCGTCGGAGTGCATCCCTCTCGCCGATTGGCAGGCCGAGACCGGCGCCAACCTGTCGGTGCTCTATGCGCGCGCGATCACCGAACCCACGGCGGTCAACAAGCTGGTCGGCGAGCTGATCGAGCAGGCGGCTCTGGCGGTATGGTGGGACGAGCTCGCGCGCGTCGTTCGCCTGCAGGTGCTGAGGGAAATCGCCACCGACGCGGCGACATTCGACGAGGAGGTGATCCTGGACGGCAGCCTCAAGGTGAAGGATCAGCCCGATAAGCGCATCAGCCAGATCTGGTCCTACTTCGGCCAGCGCGACCCGACAGACCGGGCCGACAACGAGGACAATTTCAGGGCCGCGCTGGCGACCGTCGATCTCGCCCGTGAGGATGAATACGGCTCTCCTATCATGCGCAAGATCCTCGGGACATGGGTTCCCACGGAATCGGCTGCAGACCGGCTCAATCAGATACAGATCAGCCGCTTCCGCGATCCGCCGCGGCGCTTCAACTTCGACCTGTTCCAGGGTGCCGAGGTCGCGGCCGGCGGCGGCTACCGCCTGCGCTGGCGTCAGAACCAGGACGTCACAGGCGCCATCGTCGATGACGGTGCGCCGATCCAGGTCACACGCGTCGCGGTCGACCAGGGCATGATCCATGTCGAGGCCGAGGAGATGCTCGCCTCGGGCACGGTCGTCGTCACGAATGTCATCTTCCTGACCGACACCAGCGGCCTGCTCAGCTGGACCGTTCCCGACGATTGGAACGATGCCGACAACTCGATCCACTGCATCGGCGGCGGCGGCGGCGGAGGTGGCAGCAATGGCAGCGACGGCGGCTCGGGTGGCGGCGCGGGCGCCTATAGCAGCGTCACAAACTTGGACCTGACGCCGACCGCAGGCGTCTCCTACCGGGTGGGCTCAGGAGGTGCTGGCGGAAGCGGTGGGTTCTTCGCGCCTGCGACTGCCGGCACCGCTGGCGGCGATACATGGTTCAACGGCGCAACGCTGGGCGCATCATCCGTAGGCGCCAAGGCCGGGACGGGCGGTGCCGCGAATTCCGGGGCCGGCGGCACGGGAGGCGCGGCGGGCTCAGGTATAGGCGACTTCAAGACATCGGGCGGCAGCGGCGGCCAGGGCTACAACCAAGGCGACAATGCAGGCGGTGCGGGCGGCGGAGGCGCGGCAGGTCCCAATGGCAATGGGGCGGCAGGCGGCGGCGATCCGGGAGTAAGCGGCGAGGACGGCGGCGGCGGTGGCGGCGGCGCTAATGGCGGATCAGCTGGGCAAGACTCTCCAGGTGGAGCCGGGGGCAACGGCGGCAACAACCGTTTCAACTTCGGCGGTGGTTCCGAAGGAGTCCCTGCCAAGGAAGGCGGTGGCGGCCAAGGCGGTGCGACAGGCGGCAACAATGGCCAGCCCGGTGGCGTCGGTGAGCAGCTCTGGACGCAGACAATCGCTCCGATCATCTCGGCCGGACCCGGAGGAGGTGCAGGCGGAGGAGGAGACACAGGGGGCCGTGGGGCCGCGGGCGGTCTCTATGGCGGAGCCGGCAGTGGCGCTGGAGACCTGGCTCGCGGCGGCGCCGGTGCCCAAGGCATCATCATCATCATCTACAAACCCGCGTGAGGACTGAACATGGCGCTCGCACGCCGCGAATTCACCGTGACAGACGAGCACGGAAACATCGTCACAGACGC